GTACAAAAGTAGATTCGGCGCGTGTCCGATGGAAAGGCATAGACCGATACGAGGCACATTACTGGGTTGGACATGGGGGGAAAACATTTCCTACGCCGCCAACAGGATATACTATCACTTATGGTGCGTGCGGGGCTGTGGTCTATGTCAGAACATATAGTATGGTTGGAACAACGCTAAGATTCACACTGTCAGCGCCCGGCAGGACTAAGAGAGAAGACGTTTTTTTCCCCTCCGATGGCGAATACGAATATGAGATATGGACGACTTGTAGCGGCACCGGGACGGTTACGTTAGGCATCAGTGTTGAGGATGAGTTTGGCCCGGCAGAATACCATACCGTTAGCTACTGGACTTACGTGGAAGCAAAGTGGGACGAATTTCTCGGCGGCACAGATTATCCGAAAATAACCGTTGGCACGCAAACAATAAGCGGGCCTGCGAATGTACCAGATGGGCAATGGTCAAACTGGTATAACGTCACGCTCAGCCCAGGGCTTAATAGAATAACGCATTCAATCGATGGCGGATGTATGGCTGTATGCGAGATAGAATATACATACCAGCCAATGCCGCCAAAGCCAACGCTTTTAGAGCCAGCACATTTATATACCACCCAATCCGGTGAAGTAACTTTCAGAGTTAAACTAGTCCCTGCAAGCGGCAGTGATGCGACAAAGTACCATTGCAAACTCCGTATTTCACCTTCTCCGCTTGTTGATGCAGGTACGTTACTTGACTCATCACAAAACCAGGCAGGTTGGCAGTATTGGACTGGCTCTGCATGGGCTGCGTTGCCAGCAGCAGGGGTAAGCGCAAATACAGAAGTGAAATATGATACTACTCTAGGTTTTGGCACGTGGTATTGGGCGGCAACGACGAAGGACGAGTGGGGCGATGGTTACCGAAGCGATGCGAGGGCAATCAGAATAGTACCTAGTTTAACTGCGCTGGAAGGGTATAGCTTAATCATTGCGAATGAAGTTTACGAAGCACTGGAACTAAATATCACGGAATCAGCCAACGGCGAATTAAGTCTCATTGAAGGCAGATTAAGAAACTTTGATGGAGAGTTGAAAGATAAAATCACATATGGCGCAAACGTGTTTCTGACTACATACGATGCTTACGGGAACGAACGATTGTACATCGGCAGGATACACAGCATCGATACTGACGATTTAGAACTTAGTTTCGTAGCGACTATGGGCGATAAAATATTAACCGATCGGTTCTGCTCAAAGGATTATGCGGATCAAGATTTAGGCGCAGTGCTGCGAGACATCGTTTCCACAGATTGTGTGCCGCTTCGAAATGACGGAATACCAACATCGTGGGGAACAAACGTAAACACAACAGCGAAAGGCAGAAGACCAATGGAGATATTCCAAGAGTTTTTCAAGCAGTTATCGGTATTATTCTGGATCGATGCTGATTCCACTGATTGGGTAGCGCACATCGCTAACCCGCAGACAATACCGGAAAAGGGTATAGCAGTAG